AACAGTAAGGGATCCTGATTTTTGGCTGTTTTTCTCCCTTGCCTTTCTGAGTTCTTCTATAGTGAGAGCCATAATTAGTCTCTTGCTTTTACAATAGATTCTATAACATCTCGTTCTTCATCAGTGGTGTCATCGCTTTCATAAACCTTCAACAACTGCTCGTCTGTCAAGCCTTCGAAATCATTTGGCGCGACTAATTTATTCATTATTGACTCAAAATTAAGTGGGGCAGATTGATAGCCTTTAATGGTTCCAAATTCGTTGTAGTGTGCAATAGCATTTTCTTTGGCTAATGCTGCATCTTCAATGGTTCCGTACAATCTTCGCAGCCTAGCAATATTAACCTCTTCTGGTAAAGACTTGTTAAAAGCCGCTGCAACCAATCGATCACCCTCTCTCTCGGTAAACTGTGCGCCTAGTTTTTCTCTAAGTGACTGGAATACTACATCTCTAACATCATCTTCAAAAGCAACCGCATCAGGTATAAGAATTGGAGCAAGAATTTCGGGTGTTAATCCAATCTCAGGGCCAGAAACATTTTTTTCACCAGCCTCAAGTATGTTTATTTTTTCGCCTAAATTATTCAGATTGGCTTGTACTTGGGCTTTGTTATTGTAGATGTAATCAGCAGCATCTTTGGCGAAAGCTGTGTCAATTCCTGATTCTATTGGCGTTAAATCTAAACCGCCTGGTGAACCAGCAATTCTTTTTGATTCTGTTATATCAAATTGTCTAGTCGGATCGTATTTATAAGCACCAATACCAGCCTCGGCGTTTCTTATAGCTGTGTCGAGCCGTTGTCTCATTGGGTCGTTCTCTGGTAGGGCATCTCTTTGAGCATATAAATCATCAATATAACCAGTATTTTGCATAAGCGAAGTACCTTTGTTCGTACCCATAGTCGCAGTTAAATAATCTTTTGGCCCTAAAATATCGATCATGTCTGCTTGTGTAAAGGGTTGCCCATCTCTTAGTTTTTGCATGGCTTGTTGTTGTTTTGCTCTTTCTTGCATAGCCACCATTTGCTGTTGCCTAGCAATCGTATTCTGCGTGGGGTCTTGTCCTCTGAATATGTCAGACAAAGCACCCATGATGATTGCTGCCTTTTGATTTCTTGGCATGGCATTAGGCGTTGCACTCGGCAACATGCCTTGATTCTGTGTCGCTGGGCCACTTGGCACAGGCATATTGAGCTGACCGAAATAACCAGGCGTTCTTGACAATGTTTGTTGAACCGTTGGTTGTTGTGGAAATTTAAAAGGTGTGTATGCCATATTTATATCCTCTATTTAAATGGCCCGACACCACCGACAGCCATTGCAGTACCGAGTCCGAGCAATCCGCCCAAGACATCGCCAACACCCATGGACTTCCTTTGTGTAGTCTGGCCCTCAAAAGGCAACCCTGAGATTGCCGATGACAAAAGCCCCGCTTGTCTGAGTGGATAATCAACGCCTCTGGCAAACTCACCGAATTGTGCATCGAGACCCGCTTGTCCGAGACCTTGTTGTTGACCGCCAATGCCACCGAGTAAACCAAGTGTTTGGTATTGATCGCCCAACATGCCTGATTGTATTCCTGTTCTGTAATCACGATCCATCATGCCGAGTTGACTGGCTTTGTCGAATCCTTGTGATCTCAATCCAGCCGCAGTTCTGCCGACAGAATCGTAAAAAGCCCTGTCACTCTCACTTTCAAGTATGCCCGATCTGGAACCGCCAAAAGCACCCGCACGAATTGATCGGTCTTGTGCATCCATTTGTTGCAGTTGTCTTGCACGATTAAGATCATTGATTGAGGCATTAATGACATCTTCCTGGTAGATATTCTTATAAGGGTCTAAGTCCAGTGAGCCAGTTGCCATGTTTGCAAGCTCACCTCTGGGGTTATAACCCATGGCATCGCCAAACATGCCTCTCGTGGCTGCAAACGTGTCCATTTGATCGGGATTAAATCCTGAAACAAGGTCTCCGCTGTACGCCGTGAATGGGATGTCTGCTGCACTCTTAATGCCAGAGTACGCTTCTAAATATCTTTGCTTGAGTTGTGGATCAAGTTCTGTGGATGCTGTTGCTGCGCCTTTACTCATAATGTTTTACTTATAATGTGTTCTTTTTTAAATCCGTGTCGTGTTGCGTATCTTTGCCATCCTTTTCTGCCACCGCCGAAAATCTTTTTACACTCAGCAATGCGGGCGAAAGTGGTGACTGCTTCTAGTATTTCCTCACAATCCGACATCTTTCCCGCCAAGAACAATAGGTTCATGGCTCGGTATTGTGGGAACTCGACCAATTCTGTGATTATGCAAGATTGCTGGTCTTTTAAAGGGTGGGGCCATAACATCAGCTTTCCTGTTGCTATGCCACGCTCAACATCAAGTATATCCCATTCTTCTTGATATTTTAAGCACGATGACACCAATGGCTTACACCATTCCCATTGTTTCTCCCACGCCTGTCTATGTGACTGAGGTCGTTGAGAGGTTTCCTGAGTTGTCAACGCTGAGTTTGTACTTGGTTCCATCTGGGCTAATCAATACTAATTCGGTTTGGTCTCCACCATTGACTTCCATTCGCTCGCCAATTTTGATATTCAAACCATCTCTGTTTTCTAATTCACTAACCAGGTTGTTCATGTAACCCTGGTCAAAGTCTGAGCCAGCAGTAGTCAATGATCGTCTTGCCATTATCTTCTGCCTCGATTGGTGACATCCAAACGAATATCGCCCAATTTAAAATCTGTGGTTGTGTCTCCTGTTACCGTCATCATCACCTGTCTGCCATTGAATCTGGCATCGGTATAACCGTCTGACTCAAAGGTAAAAGAACCGAAGTCAAACGTCTCGCCCAGAGGCGTATATTTGCCCTTAAAACTAATGGTGACACCAGGTAGGGTAGATGCCTCGCTGTCAGGAATGATTTGATTACATTGCACATAATTGTCGCCATTTCCGATCTGGATCGCACCCGATGTGGCATACGGTTTACTGGTTCCCAAGCCCGATGAATTAAACAATGTGCCTTTCTCGTGGTAATAGACAAAGCCGTCTTCCGAGACGGCTATCGGGTAATCGAAAACGCCCTCGTCAATGTAAGCACTGCGATTGAGTGTACCCACTGCGAAATTTTCGTCAGTGTATGACCAAATGATATATTTGTCAGGTGTTTGACTTTCTCCCGATGGAAAGAAGAACCAAATCTCATTGAATTTTGAGTTGTGGCCCGCACAAGTGGTTTTACGATACAAATAGTTGATGTTGTCAAAAATGTAATCACTGACAGGGCATGGCACCTCTCTGACCGAACCGTCATAAATAAAAATTGATTTTTCTCCCAACCAGCATAAAAAGTTACCCGCAGAAACAATGGATCGATTTGAAATAGGCGCACAATTACTGCCCGCATCATTGATTCCATAAATAAACGGTTGACCTTGCCAGTAGAGCTTGCCAACTCCAGTGTCAGTCCAGACAATGATGTCACTTCGATATTTCAAAGCATGTAAGGCTCGACCGCCTGTAGGAATCTGTAAATCGCCAGCGGTGTTTGTACTTGATGCAGCCCATGTGGTCGATGCTTCTCTGGATGACCAAGATATTTTTCGAGGATCGTTGTCGGCACCAATCGCCACAATGTGTCTTTCATTGCTCACGACAACAGATTGACAATTTGTGGGTGCATTGGTTAATACCACGCCCGCAGCATCGGGTGTTCCACTCCCAGCATCGGGTCGCCAGGAAAAGATACGCCCATCACTCGAACAGCAAAAAATTAAATGCTCACCCCAGTTGTCGAAAGAATAACTGTGTGCGTTAAAGCCCAAGCCGGATTCTGATCTGGCATCGCCATAATTTTCCACGTTATAATTAAATGCGCCGTATCCGAGCGGTGAGGTGCTGGATGGGCTAGTGAATCCCGATGGTGTGATGTCGTACCAAACAAAGTTGTATAGCACATAAACTTTTTCAGATGTGCCGACAGCGAGTATTTGATCGCCATCGTTTTTGTTGTAAGCAAACAAGCCGATTGGTATTCCAGATAAAGCTGTGCTTCGTAAATTATCCCAACCACCGATTGGTCGCAATACCCCATCATCGAAACGAATCAGGTTTGAGTCAACCCACCTTCCTTTCGCAGAATAATCAGTCCCGTTGGTAACGACTCCGCTTGGGGGTGTTACATTTATAAGGGCCATGCTTA